ATAGTGGTCCCCCGAACTTGCAGGCACAATTCGCGCCTTCTTCTTGGGCTTGCCCTGAGGCTGAATCTGACGATTCGCCGAGGCATTAGCACCCATTTTGGAGACCTGGGTGCTGGTCTTTTTCCGATTCTTCTTGTTCGTCATGCCCGGCGACGGCACCGAGCAGCACCTCGCGGCACTTCAGGAAGGTTAAGATACGATCCTTGTCATCTCCTGATGGCATATCTTCGATCTCGGCTTCGTAGTTGCGCAGCGTAGACGCGTCTGATAGACGCGAGAAGGAGGACTCGTAGAGCATACGCTCCCATGAATCCAGCCAACAGTGCCAACTGCCGTCGTCCTGCCGCTTAAAACGGTGAGAACAAAAGGTGAAGTCATCGCGGGACTGGCTTTCCACATCCCTCACGGGCAGGCCAATCTCCAAATAACGGCTCTTCAGGTCGTCCACGCTGGTTCTCTTCCACTCGAGGGCGTCGTCTCCCATTTGAATGGAGACTGAGCCAACGTGTTCAGCGCAAACCCCACGACCGAGGCCGTTGGAGGAGGTGGTGAGAAAATCACCGCTGCGCTGGACTCGGCGATTGTTGAAACTAATCAACAACCCTTCGTCAGTCACGTAAGGAGTGGTTAGGAGAGATTTCGACCACCAGTTGCAGGCCTTTGCGAGCGTTGAAGCGCACTCGTTCCTGTTCTGGCATGTCTCAATCATATGATCGGCGTGGGCGTCGGCCAAATCCTGGGAAAAGTTCTTCTCCCAGCCACTGACGTCTGAAGCGATTGGCTCCAGATTCAGGGCCTCGGACACGGTGTAAACACGCTCGCCAATTAAAGCGGCGTGTTCCCTGTTGAAGCCGATTCCCTTCTTGTTAGGCAGATTGGGGTAAAATTCACCCTCAGCATCTGCATAACTCATGAAGAAAATCCTCTCCACCAACTGGTCGATGATGGAGACGTTCGCGATGAGTCGCGGTAGTTCCTTGCTCAATTTCTGAGCTTGTTTCTTCGCGAACAATCGGTAGGGATCCCTTAGGCCCTCCTCGATCCACCTCTGCCGAGCCTGTTGATAGGAGTCGAACTCGCCCGTGCTGAAGTAGATTCTTGCGACTCTGGCGAAGACTTCGTCTTTGACGATGCCTTCGACTTGGTCGAAGAGGCTTCCGTTGGTTTGGAAGTTGAGTCTGTAGGGGTACCCTGGGGAGGATTGGCGGTTTGTGCTGTTGACAATAGTTGGCCAAGCTCTTTCAATCTCTGATTTGAGCCCTGCTTGATCCAGTCCATCGTGCAAGCGGAAGCGCCACTTAAAGCCAACGTCTGTGTAACACTTTGTATGAGCTTGCTGCGCTGCTTTCCGATCGGCCTCTCCGATTCTAACTCCTCCGTACTTGTCGGAGTGGTATTCGAGGAGGCTTTTGATGATGTCGTCCTGGGAGA